AGACAAGAGATGATGCAGCAGACTTGTTAAAAGTATCAAAAGCACAGATATCAAGATTTCTTTCTGCATATCAAGAAGATTTAGAATATGAAAAGGCACAAGCAGATTGGGAAGTTCCTGACGCAGCAATAGAGTCACTTGAAAGTTTTAAAACATTTAGAGAAAGATATTTTCTTACAGAGCGTGGTGTTGCTTTTGAAACAGCACCATTTCATGAAAACTGGATAAAACAAATTAATGACTCTATAGATACAGGTGGACAACTTTTAATTATGTCACCACCTAGACATGGCAAGACAGAATTACTTATACATTTTGCAATATATAGAATATGTAAAAATCCTAATATAAGAATTATGTGGGTTGGAGGTAATGAAGACATTGCTAAAAACTCTGTATCTTCTGTATTAGATACACTTGAATCTAACGCAAGGTTAAAAGAAGATTTTTGTGGACCAATGGGTTCTTTTAAACCTAGAACTAGAACAGGTAAGTCTTGGTCAAAAAATGGATTTACTGTATCTACAAGAACTGTACATGGTATAAAGTCACCAACAATGATAGGTATTGGTAAAGGCGGTAAAATTTTATCAAGAGACTGTGACATAATTATTGCTGATGACATTGAAGACCATGCGTCTACTGCACAACCTAGTGCAAGAAGAAACACCAAAACATGGTGGACAACTACTCTTGCATCAAGAAAAGAAGAACATACATCTATTATTGTTATAGGGTCAAGACAACACCCAGAAGATTTATATTCTGCACTTATTGACAATGAAGCATGGGAAAACATAGTAGAAGAAGCCCATGATTCTTCTTGTACCATACCTGAGCTAGAAGAAGAAAAACATGTTGATTGTATGTTATGGTCTGGATTTAGAAGTTACAAATGGTTAATGTCTAGAAAACGTGACTCAATGACTACAGGTGGTCAGCAAAGATTTGAGATGGTCTATATGAATAGACCTGGTAAAGCAGGTGGTTCTATCTTTAACATAGAATCTATTACTAATTGTATGGACCACTCAAAATATATTGGTGATGTACCAAAGTATAGTTATTTAGTTGCAGGACTTGACCCTGCTGCTACAGGTTATCAGGCTGCTTTTTTATGGGCAATACTAGATAATGGTGAAGATGAGCTATTACAAATGGTAGATATTGACAATAATCAAGGTGGTGGTATAGAAGAAGCATTTAGAGTTATTATTGAATGGTTTGATAAATACAAATGTAGACATTGGGTTATTGAAGAAAACAACTTTCAAAAGGCAATAAGACAAGACCCAAGAATAAAAGAGTTTGCAAATGTTAATGCAATTAAACTTGAAGGTCATGAAACATATAAAAACAAATGGGATAGTCAATTTGGTGTATCTTCACTATCTCCAATGTTTGATGACAGATTAATTGTATTGCCATATGCAAATGTAGAATCTCAAGTAAAATCTGAAAGCTATAGAAAACAACTTATGTTTTTTGGTTCATCAGGTAAAAACAAATATAAATCAGATATAGTTATGGCAAGTTGGTTTCCAATGAAAGTATTAAGACAGTTGCAAAAAGAACAATATGCTGATATAGGAATTGACTACACTCCTAGCTATGAAGACTTTGATGTAGTAGAATGGAACGAAGCACCATGGAGATAATATGCTAGTAAACGATATTCTTGATAGAACTTTAAATTTAAAGAAAATGCATGATGAAGCCCTTGTCGATAGGCAAAGATTTCGCTCAATCATGAATGGTGGTTCTGATGGAATAGCAGCTTTATTAGGAGAAAAGATGAATAATCTTGATTCTGAATTATTGCCTGCACCAAACTTACTTGTATCAGCTTTAGATAGACTTGCACAAAAAATTGGTAGAGTACCTGCACTAGACGTTCATGTTACAAATCCAAGAGATAGTGTAAGAAATAAAAACAAAAAAGATAAACTTGAAAGAATTGTTACTTCTTATGACCAATTCCAAAGATTAGAATTACAACTACCACAAGTAGCTAGATGGTTACCTGGTTATGGTTTTTGTGTATTTGTTATTACCTCAAAGACTGACCCAAATGGAAATATATATCCTACAGCAGAACTTCGTGACCCTTATACAACCTTTCCTGGATATCAAGGTGCAAATCAAATGGCAGAAGAACTTGTATCAATTAAGAAAGTGCCATTAAATAATCTTGTAAAGATGTATCCAGAACTTAAAAAATATTATGACCAATCAGAAAAACAAACGGAAGAAGAAAATTATTTAAGTCATGGCATATATTTAGATAACGATAATGGTTCATGGGAAAATCAAGCAGAGGTTGGCGATGTTATAGCTGAATACATGAATCCAGAAGGAACTTATGTAGTACATGTAGGCTCAAAGACTATTGTTGATTTTGTACCAAATGTACTTAAATCAGGTCCATCTTTTGTTTGTGCTAAAAGATATTCTTTTGACCAAATACAAGGACAGTTTGACCAGGTAATTGGTTTAATGGCTGCAATGGCAAAAATAAATATTATGTCAGTTATTGCTATGGAAGATGCTGTATTTACAGAAACTAACGTTGTTGGTGAAATAGAGTCAGGACAATATAGAAAAGGTAGAAATGCAATTAACTATTTGTCACCTGGTTCTCAAGTAGTAAAGCCAGTAAACAATTTACCATATCAACTCTTTGAATCTGTATCAAGAATAGAAAGACATCTTAGAACTGTTGCAGGTTATCCAGTTAGTGATGATGCTATATCTCCTAACTCATTTGTAACAGGTAGAGGACTTGAAGAGTTACAAGCAGGTATTGGTGCAATGGTAAATGAATACCACACAGTTCTTACTTATGCTTTACAAGAAGTAGATTACAAAAGATTAGAACTTGATGAACTTGGATTGAATAGAAGAAAACCTTTAACTGGTACTATGAATGGTTCTGCATTTTCAGAAAGTTATACACCATCATCAGATATTGGTGGTAACTATCTTACAAAACGTAAGTATGGAGCTATGGCTACATTTGATGAAGCAAGTAAAGTAATTACAGGTTTACAGTTATTGCAAGCAGGTATTATCGATAAACAAACAATGCAAAGGGAAATGGACGGACTAGAAAATCTACAAGACATCAACGAACGTATTACAAAAGATAAAGCAGAAAATGTTATGTTTGATTCTTTATTAGCTAGAGCAAGTCAGAATGATGCGAAAGCAATGATGGCGTTAGTTGACTTATATAATAGCCCAAGACAAATGGGACAGATACTTAAGAAATTTTTTACGGCTGAAGAGCCACAAATGTCACAAGTAGAACAAGTGTTGGCAGGACAAGGTACTGCAGCGCCACAAGGTCCACCTCCGTCACCACAAGACGTAATGTCTTTGTTAGGGGGTGGATAGTGGACTTTGATAATATAAACGCAGCATTTCACAATATGATTACATCAGAAGACTGGGAAATAAATAAACTTGATGTAGCTGAATTGTACTTGAACGATAATCTGGAAGATACAAGTAATGATAATTCATGGGAAACTATGGACGGTTTGACAATAATGTTTGTTCCAGGATATGGCAGGTTACAAATGATTTGGATACAAGAGGAAGAAAATGACTAGACATAATAAAAAAGCATTATCAATAGATTCACAAAGGGGTGAAGGTGCAGCAGAAAGAGAAAGAATGTTAAGAAGCGTTCCTGTAGAAGAAGCTGCTCCCATTCCTGTTACACCTGCTGTTGTGGAAGAACCACAAGCAAGAGTTAACCCTGCTATCGCTAATGCATTTAGAGCAACAGATAGACCAGGGATACAAGCTGTAGATGAATTACCACAAATAGAGGGATATAAACCATACGGAGGACAAACCTTAGATGTAGCTTCAATGACTGCTGCTGCCATAAATGATATACTTGGCGGTAGTGAAGAAGCATCAGCCATGATTAATTTTGAGACATAATGGCGATATATGGATATCAACCACCTGATTTAGAACTAGGTGCTATAGACGAACATAAAAAACGTCAAAGTCAATATAATGCTGTAAAACAAACTATACAACAAAAGCCTGAAATAGGTATAAACCTAGAACACATAGTTAATAAGTATGGAAACATTCTTGGTAGAGATATTATGGTTGGTTCTGCTTTACTTGGTTTTACAGAAGATTCACCAGAGATATCAGCTTTAGTAAAAAGACAAATT